CCCGGCGCCCGCACCAAGATGATCACGCAGGGATCGCAGGCGCGCGGCACGATGGGCGGCGAACTGTGGCGTAGCGCGTGGCTGTTCAAGTCCTTCCCGCTGGCGATGCTGGAGCGGCATGTCAGTCGCGGCATGAACTGGGGCGGCGAACAGGGCGGCACGGCAGGCGGTCGGGCGAAATACCTGATCCCGCTGGTTCTGAGCACGACCCTGCTCGGCGGCGTGGCGGTCGAGATCAGCGAGATACTCGCCGGCCGCGACCCGAAGAACTTGAATCCTTGGGACGATCCGAAGAAGGCCGCGAAGTTCTGGGCGCAGGCGTTCTTCAAGGGCGGCAGTCTGGGCCTGTACGGCGATTTCATCTACAGCGAGGCCACGCAGCACGGTGGCGGCGGATTGTCGGCGATGCTCGGGCCGGTGGCCGGACTCGCCGAGGAAATGATCGGGCTGACGCAGGGCAACCTGATACAGGCGGCGCAGGGCAAGGACACCAAGATCGGTGCCGAGGCGGTGAAGGCGGTCAAGGGACTGACGCCTGGCGCCTCGCTCTGGTACGTCAAGGGCGCGGCGGATCACCTGTTTTTCCAGCAACTGCAGAACGAACTGTCGCCGGGCTACCTGTCGAGCATGGCCAGCCGCGCGCGGCGGGAATTCAATCAAGAGTATTGGTGGGAGCCGGGCGAGGCGGCACCGTCCCGCGCGCCCGACCTGTCACGAATGGGAGGTGGATGATGCGACAAGATCAACTGGTTCGACTGTTGAACCTGTCCGAGAAGGTGGGCGAGGTATTCCTTGAGGAAGCCGATCCGGACAACTGGAACGGGTCAGGTGTGCCGCTGTCCGACATGGACGCCAAGATTCGTGGAGATCGCCTGTGGGACAAGAAGAACGCCGTGCAGACAGGGGCGCTCTTGGCGCGCATCCTAGATCTTGCCGACCGAGACATCGGCCGCGCGCCAGACCCCAAGGAAGACGATGACACCGACAAGGAAATCAGCCGGTACGAGCGGAAGGCCAAGGAGTTGATCGGTGCCATCCAGGACGGCGCCCGCAAGTAACCAGTCGGCTGCGGCTGACGTTCGCTTCGTCGCGTTCTTCCTGCAATGGGCGGACCTCATGGGCTGGGATGTACCGGCTGTGCATATTCAGGCGTGCCGCTGGCTGGCGACGCGCGGAGAGCTCGGCGTCATGCGCTGCTTCCGGGGCTTCGCCAAGTCCACCCTGCTGGCGATTTACAACGCCTGGCGCTATTCCGAGAACCCCGATCTGCGGATTCTGCATCAGGGCGACCAGGACGGCACCGCCTACAAGACCAGCCGCGACACCAAGCGCGTGATCATGCGTCACCCACGCACGCGGCACTTGCGCGAGATCCGTGGCGAATCGTCCTTCTGGTGGGTGCCGGGTGCTGATGACGAGCGGAACCCGTCCATGCAGGCGGCGGGGATCATGTCGAACATCACCAGTTCGCGCGCCGATGAGGTGCAAAACGATGACGTGGAAGTCCCGAGGAACATCGCCACACCCGAGGCCCGCGAGAAGCTGCGCTACCGGCTTGGGGAACAGACGCACATTTTGGTGCCGGAAGGCCAGAAACTCTACATAGGGACGCCGCATACCCATGATTCACTCTATGACGAGATGGAGCGCATGGGCGCCGACTGCCTGACCATCCGCATGTTCGAGCGTGAGTTCCGCATCGAGTCGGCCACGCAGACCGACTACGTGCTGCCGTTCCGGCCCGAGTACGTGTTCGCCGGTATTGGCGCGCCGGCCAAGCTGCTGAAGGAGGGAACCGATTACCGCGTGACCGCCGACGGCATCCAGTTCGCAACGGCGCACGGTTGCCTTGTGGATTGTTACGCCGGGTGCGCCTGGCCCGAGCGGTTTGGCCGCAAGGAACTGCAGAAGCGCCGCCGGGAAACGCGGACCATCAACGAGTGGGACAGCCAGTACCAACTGCACAGCAAGCCGATCAGCGAAACACGCCTTGATCCGGCGAAGATTCCCGCCTATGCGGTCGAACCGGAACTGAAGCGCGTCAATTCGACGGCCTCGATGTGGCTGGGCAAGGTGCGGATCGTCGGCATGTCCCTGCGCTGGGACCCATCGAGCGGCAAGATCGACAGCGACGTGAGCGCGGCCGCGCTGCTGCTGCAGGATGAGCACGGCCGGCGCTATCTGCACCGGGCCATCGCCCTGACTGGAGAGATCGCCGAGTTCTCCGAGGACGGGAAGACCATCACCGGGGGTCAGGTGTGGCAGTTGTGCGACTTGATCAAGGAATTCAGCGTCCCGCGCCTGGTGATCGAAACCAACGGCATCGGCCAGTTTGCCCCGGCAGTGCTGAAAGCCTGCCTGAAACAGCGGAAGCTGCAGTGCGGCGTCAAGGATGAGCCGTCGATCATGAACAAGAACAAGCGCATCCTTGAAGCCTTCGAGCCGGTGATCTCGGCGCGGATGCTGTGGGCGCATACCTCCGTCCTTGATGGACCATTCTGGGATCAGATGAAGGATTTCAACCCGGAGACCAAGAACCAGGCCGACGACTATATCGACGTGGCGGCGGCATCGATCACCGACACGCCCGAGCGCCTGAAGGTAACCGGAGACCCCGGCCCGGAGAACGCAGACTGGCGCCCGAGCAGCGGTGTCCATGAGGTCGAACTGGCCTATGACTAGCCCGAAATACAGCAGAAATACGCTATAGCGAATCACTCGGCATGCTTGGCGGGTAACACTTCGGCGAACGCCTTCCGGAGCCTTCTATGCCCGTCACCGACCAGACCACCAGCAACAGCTCAACGGGGAACGGCGTCACCACCGTTTATCCCTACACCTTCAAGATCCTCGACCAGAACGATCTGCTGGTCGAGGTCGATGGCGTCACCAAGACGCTTACCACGCACTACACCGTCAGCGGCGTGGGCGCTTCAGGCGGCGGGAATGTGACTTTTGTCACCGCCCCGGCATCGGATGCCGTGGTGGTGCTGTCCCGGTCGATGGCCTATTCGCGGGATACCGACTACCAAGAGAACGGTGATCTGCTGGCCGCCACGCTGGACGAAGACGTCGACCGCGTAACCATGTTGGTCCAGCAGGTCAGACAGTTGATTCGCCGTGCCGTGAAGTTGCCAAGCGGGGTGACAACCGACCAGGTACTCGGCACTGGCAACACGGCCGCAGAGCGCGCATCGAAGCTGATCGGATTCGACAGTGACGGTGATCCTGCGCTGTTTACAGTAACCGACCTCGACCCGTCCATGGTGACCGCCTTCATCGCGACGTTGCTGGACGATGCTGATGCGGCCGCAGCTCGGGCAACTCTCGGCGTTTCAATAGGCTCCGATGTGCAGGCCTTCGACGCAGGAATCCATCCGGTTTCAGAAATAACAGGAATTGGAAACGGTCGCGCTACAGACATCACGATCAGCAGCGCTGGCGAAGTCACCATGCCGCTACAACCTGCGTTCCTCGCTTACGTGAACCCTTCCGTGACCAACGTCACCGGAGATGGCACCTGGTACACGCTTCTGTTTAACGCAGAGGTCTTTGACCAGGGTGGAGATTATGACGGCACAACCGGCATATTTACCGCTCCTGTGGCCGGAAGGTACAGGCTATCAACGGGGGTGATGGTCGGTGCTTTGACTGCCGCCATGACAAGCCACGAGTTACAGATAGTAACAAGCAACCGGACCTATGACCTGTACGAGAACTTTTCGTCGAACCCGTATTTGGCCGAGGCCTTGTGCCTTTCGGCACTGGTCGACATGGATGCGGGGGACACGGCCTATGTCAGGCTCAAATACTCCTTCGGGGCGAAGGTTGCCTATGTGTCCGGTGGGACGACCCTGATGACCTTCTTCAGCGGAGAACTCGTAGCATGACACTCACCACAGAACAACTCGCTATCCTTGCCCATGTCGTCATTGATCCGCAGGCGTGGGCTGATCATGCCGCCGCAACCATCGGCGAAGACGTGGTTCTTGCCAAGATCGAAAAGTACCGCGACGCCTACCTCGCTGCAAAGGACTTGCCTGAATACAAGACCCGCGCCGAGCGTGAGGCCGAATTGCCGTGAAAGTCCACCAGATCACCACCTGCGACGAAGGCATCACCAACCCGAAGCGATCCGGTTTCGGAGTGACCCTCGCCATGCGGTGGGGCGACGTCTGCCATCCGCTCGGTACTGGTGACTGGTTTAAGCCCCCGTACTTCTCTCGGGTGCTGCGCTTCTTCAGCTACGTCCCGCTGCCGTTCGTCGCGTGGAACATCTTCGGGTGGCGCGGATACCTCGGCGCGAAAGTCTATGGCGCCGACTCGCCGGAGTACATGAACTGGATGGACGCGCTCGATGTGTATGAAGGGTCGCAAGCAATACAGTTTTCAGCAAGGCTTCGCATTTCGGATTAGATCCCGCCAAGATAGGCGAGAAGGGAAAAAGATGGACGCACAAACTCTGATAAATATCCTCTTTGCCGCGTTAGGTGGCGTGCTTGGCTTCCTTCTCAAAGTCGTGTGGGACCGGCTCGACAAATTGACCGTGGCAGACACCGATCTTACAGAAAAGGTGCAGGCCATAGAAGTCCTGGTGGTCGGAAAGTACATGACGTGGGAGGGGTTCTCCCTCGCTATCAAGCCGTTATCGGAACAGCTAAACCGGATCGAGGACAAGCTTGATAGAAAGGTCGATAAGTGATCACGCTCGACGATTACTTCGGCCCGTGGAAGGATCATCCAGATGCCACCGAAGAACGAAAGCAGAATGCTCGGCTGTTGCTCCATGCTTGCGCTGCCCTTCAATATTTTTCTGAGCGGGACGGCGTTGAGTTTCCTGACAATCCTCACACTGGCAGCGGCGTATCTGGGAAAACCTACGGCGGGTTCCGGCCTCAAGACTGCTGTCAGGGTGCCGCGAAGAGTAGCCACAAGGAAGGGCTGGCAGTTGATCGTTATGATCCCGAAGGATTGATCGACGCCTGGTGCATCAAAAATTCCGAAGTCGGCGGCCTGCTCGAAACATGCGGAATCTACATCGAACATCCTGACGCTACGCCGGGCTGGTCACACTGGACAACGCGCCGGCCACGTTCGGGAAATCGCGTTTTCAGACCGTGAAAGGATAGACCATGTGGCCCGCGCTACTGACTAGCATCGTCCCGAGTTTGATAGACAAACTCTTTCCCGATCCGCAAGCGGCGAACGCTGCCAAGTTGAAGTTGCTGGAGTTGCAGCAGACCGGCCAGCTTGCCGAGTTGGAGGCCCAGAGCAAATTGGCACAGGGGCAGTTGGCCGTGAATGTCGAAGAGGCGAAGTCGTCCAATCTCTTCGTAGCGGGATGGCGGCCGTCTGTAGGGTGGTGCTGCTCCATTGCCTTGTTCTACGAGTTTCTGGCCCGTCCTGTGGCGATTGGCATGGGCTATCCGGCGTTTCCTGAGTTGCCTATGGAAGATTTGAATACTCTGCTGTTCGGCTTGCTTGGGTTGGGCGCATTGCGGACGGTCGAGAAGGTGAAGGGCGTAAATTGAAATCCTCCTGCCTCCGCGCCTACGCCAAGACGCTGAAGCTGCGGCGAAGGGTGAGGGCGTTGCGCGCTATGGCTTTACCTTGGCGATGGATTTTTGTGCATGGTCTCGCATCCATCCACCCCATGTCGATTGATTCATCTTTGCAATGCGGAATACTTCCTCCATGTCCTTAAGCAGTTCGTCGCGCTGCTGCTCAAGTTCCGCGATGCGCTGGCTGGCTTCGATCCACTTACGGTCTAGTTTTTCATTCAATGGCGATCTCACGGCTTAACCTCCCCTGCGGCTATCAACGCCGCCCACTGGTCTTGATACGTCCGATAGTTTCCCGGAGTAGCCATAACGCACTTGGCATCCTCGGTTACTGTGCGCTGCACAACCACGCACCCTTCCGGCACTTGACGCGCTGGGCGTTCGATCATTTCGGCGGCTTCGATGCACAGTTGTTCTGCAACCATCCGTGAGCCTGTACGGATACGCAACCGCTCCACCATCTGCGCCACTTCATCCGGCAACGGGGCCGCACCAGCAGGAGTGGCCGTCCCCTCGGTAACTCCAAGAGGCTCCTGCTGGGCGGGTTCGATGGCGGGGTTGGTGAATAGCTTGGTTCCATGCATAGGGCTGTACTTCAGAATGACCCTGCCAAAGCT